TTATTATCAACAGAATTATCTAATTTTTTTGTTTCGAGACTGTCTAGATTGAACGAAATATACGTTTGTGATTCACATTCAGGACATTTATATTCAAATTCTACATTTTCGCCCTTTGACTTTTTTCTGATATCCGTTAATAAATAAAATCTATCCTGTAAATATAGATCATCGATATTAAAATCTTCATCAATTACAGATAATTTGATCATTTCATCTAAAACATTTTCAACTTCTCTATAATTTTCTACATTTTCATAAGCCAACAATTTTTTTATTTCTTTTGTTCTTATTGGTTTAAATTTAATGGTTTCNCCNCTTCCGGGTAAAACAGATTCAAACTCATAAGTATTGAAATGATTCTTAAATGACATATTATTTCCCCTTCTTCACTAATTAAATTTATTATTCTGTTGTGTGCCAATTATATGTGAATGTAACACTAAATTGTGCAACTTCTTTACTATCATGTGCTAAATCTAATGTTGCAACATTACTTGGCCAAGCTTGATGTAGTAAATAAACCATTACAGCATCACCATTGGTATTTAATAATTCTACTCTTATTTCACCAAAATAATCGGCAGGAACACCCTGAACATTTGTTGCTGGATCATGTACTTGTCTTTGTCATTCTATCATATTTTTTCTAATATCTGCATTTGCATCGACATTAAATGTACATTCTCATTCAGCAAATTCATGAGTAGATCCAAATTTGTAAACCTGTCCTTGCCATGGTACTTCAAGTGCAGTAATTGATCCCTCTGGTAAACTAGTTGATCTCACTAAATAAGATGTTGATCTATTTGCTATTGCCCCTACAGGAGCAGTATCAAAATAAATATTAAACATATATGCTCTTGCAAAAGCACCTGTATTTGCCTTTAAATCATTAACGTGTAATCCTGGCATATTTTTTCTCCTTTTTACTATTATTTTTTCAAATGGGAGTAGATAATTCTACTCCCATACTTATTTATCTATACTTCGCCAATCAATTCTTCAAAATTAGCACCAGTTGGTGTATTGATGAACCGCAGAACAATATATTCAGCAGATCTAGTTGGTTTAATGAATATATCTACTCATAATTCATTTCTATCTACTCTTACAGGAGTATTATTTGTATGATCACAAATAACACGGAATCCTGTAATTCCTCGCCTTGATTGGACATCTTGTAGAAATGGTTCAATCATACTCCTGATTTGTTTTTGGGTAAATCTATCATTTGGTTCAAATAGAAAATATTTACTTGCTGTTGAGCTTGCTTTTTGTAGAACCATAAATAGTCTTCTAACATTAATTCTATTAAAAGAACTTGATTTATCAAGTAAATTCTTTTGACCAAATACTACCTTTCCTTGACCAGAAAATGAGACAATTGGATTAATGCCATTTTTATATATTTTATCTCTTTGTCCAATATCACTTGGATTTCAAGCCAATTTTCTGATGCCTGTTAATATTGCTCTATTTAGTCCCGCTGGAGCAAACCACGGATCACTCATATCATCGGTTCTTGCAAAAATCCCAGCCATAAATCCTGATACTGGAACTCATACATAATCTTTTAGATATTTGTCATATACATTAAACCAGTTACCATATGTAGCCGCATATGAAGTATTTGCNTTTAGTGTAGTTTTTCTCCAATCNACTAAATCAGTAACTTCACTACCTTTATTATTAATAACCGATTCTCTTGGTGGATCAAGAATTGCCATAGCATCTTTTCTACTATTACAAATTTCAATAAGGGTTTGTTTTACGGTTTCTGATTTATTAGAATCAATTAAAATATTTACATCTAATTCTTCAGGATTTTTATATAATTCATATGCTTCAATAATTGAAGCATCTTCAACATCATCTGTGCCGTCATAATCAACACCACCACCAAATTGTTTTGGTTCTTCTGTAACCCAAACTTCAGGAACTGTATCATTTTTTACTGTATCATTTATAGCAATTCTTATATATCTTGAATTAGTATTGATATAGGTTTCTGCAAAATTATTTACTCCTTGATCATCTGTAGATCCTTCATCCAATGAAATATTATGTACTTCTACAATTTCTCAATTTTTTGATCCTTGTTGTTTTGTTTCCACAACTAATAGAAAATCTTGATCAGTATCTAATATTTCATCAATTCCGGCCATCAATGATTCAACCATTGATCCCTCTGTCGGATTTTCTTGTGTATCTTTATCAACCAACCATACTCTTACATTATTTCCCCAAAATCCTCTGTTTGCAGCGATCATTCAAATATCATCACCACTATCAACTAACATTGATCTTGCTTCCTTTTCAAATTCATCTGGTTCTGATATATCGCCTTCTATTGTCTCGGTATTTAGTATAAGAGCAGGCACTGTTTCATTACCAAATTCCACATAATCACCTGATGGTGAAACAGTAACACCAGAAAATGTTGCTGAATCCGGCATCACTCTTGTACAATATAAAGCAGCACCATCTTTCAAATATCCTAATGCACTATTAATATCCTCATAACAATTGGATATTCTTTTATCATCATCATCAGTATAAATTTTCATTCTGGAATAACCAAATCTATCAATTAGTTGATCGGGATCTGTAATATATTCCTTTGTCATTTCCGGTCCTTTGTAAGTATTTCTCAATACTATTGCCGCAATAGATGTAGCAACTGCCGGAATTGTTGTTGTTAAATCAACTTCTTTTACATCCACTAATGGGCTTAGGTAAAATGCCATTTTGTTTCCTCCTTGTATTTTTCTATCTGCATATTATTTATATATATTTATATTTTTTCTATAATATTATTTATCTATTTCAAAAAAATCATATTGTAATGTAACGTTTGCTTCCACATCAATTGCGTCATCTGCATATGATAATTCCACATCCCCCAACTCTATTGGTCATACTCTATGGAATTTTCAGGTTAAAATTTCTTTTTGATAATTATCTAATATACTCAAAAATCCATTTATTTGATGATCAAAACTATTACTACCGAATTTTGTTTGTCCATTATTTATAGAAACCATTCAATTATAAAATAATAAATAACTTTCTCATTTTTCATCAATATGAAAACTTGTTGCTCATTGTCCAAATTCTAATCCACCACCATCCATATGTAAATCTTGTCCCATATATGGTAGAGTTTCATCATTTAATGTAATGGATGGTAATAATGTACCTGTAATAAAAACAGTAAATTGTTTTTGTTGGTTTATACTAAACGCTTCTGGTATCATAGGAAAATGTAGTTTATATAAACTTGGTGTAGTTTTATTTATCATTATTCAAATACCTCATAAGAACGTAATATTTTCTCATCTTCATCAATTTCACCAGTTCATAATGTAGTCATATTACTATAATCTCCGCCAGATAATGTTTCTGATTCTGAATTTCTATTATCTCAAGCATTTGGTGTTGTATAATACTTTGTAATAATATTTTTTACTGTTTTTATATCTTGTTTTGGTCTTGTTATATATGTTCTTGCAATAAAATCAAATGTTCAAATAATTTTTCTTTTTTCATCATTACCATAACTGGTTTCTTGATCTAATGACATTGTTTGAAATGATATAGAAATATTTCATCTATCATTAAATTCCGGCATATCAATAGTAGTATAAACAAATGGATCAAAAAATGGCAAAAATTGACTAGTTATTTGTTCCATTTCATTCAAATATTCAGTAGCAATTTTTAATTCAAACCCAATATTATATGGAGAAGGCATTTTATAATATTCTAAATTTTCATCCTCTAATTTTATAGTAATATCTTCGTGTTTACCAGTTTTTCTTGTTTCATCATACTCAATATTAGATATTTCAGTAGACATCATAGGCAATTTTTTGGGAAATTTTCTATCATATATTCACATATAAAATTTCTCTTTTGGAGCAAATTTTATAGGAACCTCTACTGTTTTTAATACATTTCCCTCATTATCATATTTCTGTACATAGATATCATTAAATATATCTAAAAATGATATAATTGTTTTCCTAAAACTTTTCTGATATTGTAACATTTATTTATTTCCTCTACTTCAGCTCCACTTTGGTTTTATTCCCATCGGGTTGAATAAAATTATTTATCCACTTTGGTACTGAAAATTGTATTATTTTGATATGTCTGCTCCACTAATATCCATATACAGAAGAATCGGGATTTTCCCATGCTTCATCTTCAATATTATCTGCATCATCATATGCTGATAATGGGTCGGTCATACTTCCATCTATATTTATATCTGGAAATTCATCTTCATCGGGAATATGAGAAACAATATCTTCAGCAGAATCACTTTGATATGCATATGTGAAAGGTTTTGCAATAATTTCTCATATCATTTTTCTGCCTTGAAAAATTTTTTCTTCTGCACCAACATCAACAATTTCATATATATTATTATTTCAAAGAGTTTT